ATCATGTAGATCAAAATAGTCCATTAGGACAACGTATCGCTCAAAGTACTTCAGCATCAGCTATTACAGCTTATTTTGATCAATTGCCTGGTTTAGGTGGACAAAGAAGAACTGAAAATTTAACACAACTTATTCAAGGTGTTGGTAGTAAAGATGTTATTATATTACCACCAAAGTATTCAATGGTTCAAGCACAAATTCCAACTAGTGCAATCAATAAATTATACAGTTTTCTAACTAGTAATGCTAGTGCTATTGAAGGTTTTGTTACACCAACTCCAGAATGGATTGCAACTTTTGCAGATCCAGCGACAGCCACAAAACAATGGAGAGCATCAATATATAAATATGTTAACAGTCAAGTAGATCATCCAGGTGGATTAGAAAATCTTGGCGGTAACATGGCTCAATGGGCAGAAACAGATCCTATATTTACAAAGGGTCGTAGACAGATAGCCATTGATATGATTAAAAATGGTGGCGCTGGTCTTAGTGCTACATTCAAATTAGTTCGTGGCATTATGAATGTAAAAGATGCTATCGTTGATCAAGTAGAAGAACCAACACTTAAAGATGTTCATATTAGAGCAGAATTGCCTGGTGGAGCAAAAAGTGGAGAAGGACTTGTAAGTGATCCAACTGGTGGTAGTCAACCCTTAAAATTTGTTAAGCGTGGTGGATTCACTGCTGCTAACAGAGCACAGGGTAGAGTTGGTTTGGCAAAAAAAAGTGAAGTAAAAACTGACCCTAAACTTGCTAAAAGTGCCAAAGCGGCTCTAAAAGAAAACATTCAGAAAATCGGTGATAGTGACACATGTGTAGTTGGTTGGGGTCGTGGTATGGGTCATAAAGGTCATATGTATTTGGCAAATGCCGTATTCACTATGGCTAAAAAAATAAATGCCGATCCATATTTTATTGTTAGTGAAACTACTGGTAAAGATGATCCATTAATGCCAGATGAAAAATTAGATATCTATCGTACAGTATTTCCTCAACATTCATCATCATTTCAAAGTTCTAAAAACTTGATAGATGTATTACATGAACTTAATAAAGATGGTTATAAGAATGCTGTTGTAGTAGTAGGTGCAGATCAGAAGAATGAATTTCAATATTTACTCAAGTATAATGGTCAACCAACTAAAAGAGAAGGGAATATTATATTCAACTTTGATAAATTGAATATCATTAGTCGTCAAGAAACTGGCGATCAATATTCAAATGAGGAAGGGCCACGTGCCACTCCAATGAGAGAAATCTTAAAAAATCCAGATGCTACTTATGAACAAAAGTTTAAACTTTGGAGATCAGCAATGCCAAATGCTTTAGATGATGGTGAAGTAGAACATTATATGCAATTGGCTGCCGAACGTATGGGATTCCCAGTAGATAAAGGATTGGATGAAGCTGATAATCCAGAGTTTGGTGGTGCCGGTATGGGATCACCAAGTGCTATTCCAGGAACTCCAACTAGTCTTCAACAACAACCAACTGAAGATGATATTAGAAGATATCATAAAGAAATGGCTACAATGCAAAGATTTTTGGATCATAGAAAATAAATTATTAATGTATCCAATAAGTATTGATTACTCCCTATTAATCGTGTAAAATAACACTGTTAATAGGGATTTTTACATGGATCATCATGATGATGAACAAGAATTATTACAATGTTTTCTTCAATCTCAGGAATCATCATTTAAAGTAACAAATTACTTTAAAATTTATGCTGAATTATTTAAGCATTTACGAGGTACTAATTGTACTTTTATTGAAACTGGGGTTTTCAATGGTGGATCATTATTCATGTGGAGAAAGTGGTTAGGTGATAATGCCAGAATTATTGGTATTGATTTAAATCCTGCTGCAAAAAAATGGGAACAATATGGTTTTGAGATATATATTGGTGATCAAGGTGATCCTGAATTTTGGAAAACCACATTCAATAGTATAGGTAATTTTGATGTATTACTTGACGATGGTGGTCATCAATCTTTTCAACAAATTGTAACTGTATCAGAGGCTCTTAAGGCTGCAAAAAATAAATGTATAATTGCTGTTGAAGATACAGTAACAAGTTTTCTAAAAGAATTTTCAGCACATAGAGAACATAGTTTTTTGGAATATGTTAAGGATTCTACTGATTCTTTACTTATAAAAAACGATCACTTTTTTCCTGGTGAATTTCCGATTGTACAAAATCAAAAAATTGTAGATTTATTTTCTTTAATTTATTCTGTACGATTTTTTACTGGTCTTGTTGCCTATCATGTTGACCCTGATATTAAAGAAAGACCTGATCTTATATGGAATAAGATACCAACTGAAAGCGTTAGTGATTTTAGATATAACGGTCTTTCATCCGCACGAGTAGATTGGCCAGATCCGTTTACGGATAAGTCAATAATTGTTAAAGGATAATTTAAATATGCATGATACTGCAATGGAATACGGTGGTAAATTTTTTGATACTTATCTTAAAAATACTAAAGATTTAACTATAGTTGATATAGGATCTCAAGATGTAAATGGTAGTTTAAGATCAGTGGCACCACCAAATAACAAATATATAGGAGTAGATTTTGTTAAGGGAAATGGAGTTGATATTGTAATCACTGATCCATATTCTTTACCTTTTGAAAATGAATCTGTTGATGTTATTGTAAGTAGTTCATGTTTTGAACATTCAGAATTTTTTTGGTTGATATTCAATGAATCATTAAGAATACTTAAACCAACTGGATTATTATATATAAATGTACCATCAAATGGACAGGTTCATAGGTTTCCTGTTGATTGTTGGAGATTTTTCCCAGATAGTGGATTAGCTCTTCAAAACTGGGGTAAAAGATCAGGGTACAATTGTGTATTATTAGAATCATTTATAGGTATTAAAATTACCGATATTTGGAATGATTTTGTAGGTATATTTGCAAAAGATGAAAATCATTCATCACAACATACAAATAGAATTCATTTTAATTCATCAAATTTTACTGATGGATATTTAAAATAATACATTTGTCCTATAAATGATAAATACTCTTGACAAATAGATATTAGTTGTTTATAATATATATAAGTCGCCATCAGAATCCTCTGATTACAACACTTAAAACTTAGTTAATACTACACTTAAACATAAAGGAAAATACAATGAGTTTAGCAGACATTCGTGCCAAATTGCAGGCACAAGATAATCGTAGTCAAACCACTACAACCAAATCATCAGGCGATCAAGCCTTATATCCCTTCTGGAACATTAAAACAGGTGAAACTTCTCAAGTTCGTCTTCTTCCGGATGCTGATACAACCAATTCATTCTTTTGGATTGAAAAGGCAGTTATCAATTTGACATTTCAAGGTGTCAAAGGAACTTCAGATGATAAACAATATACAGTTAAAGTTCCTTGTATGGAAATGTATGGCGAAAACTGTCCAATCTTGGCAGAAGTTCGTACATGGTACAAAGACGATTCACTTAAAGATATTGCCAATAAATATTGGAAAAAGCGTACATATCTGTTTCAAGGTTTTGTTAAGACAAACCCATTATTGAACACAGGTAATCCAAAAACAGAAGATACTCCACCTGAGAATCCAATTCGTCGTTTTGTTGTTACACCACAATTGTTTTCTGTTATTAAAGCGGCAATGATGAACCCAGAGATTGAAGAATTGCCAACTGATTATCAGCGTGGTTTGAATTTCAATATCATCAAGGGTGCTAAAGGTGAATATGCTGATTATTCAACTTCAACATTTGCTCGTAAAGAAACACCGTTGACTGAAGTAGAAATGGCAGCTATTGATACATTTGGTTTGTTTAATCTTAAAGAATTCTTGCCAAAGAAACCAAGCGAAAGCGAACTTCGTATCATCAAGGATATGTTTGAAGCCTCAGTAGATGGTCGTCCATATGATGCTGATAAGTGGGCTGCATATTACAAGCCATGGGGTTTGGAAGTTGCTGCTCCAGCGAATCAATCAACTGAATCAACTGACTCAGTTAGTGATGAACCATTTGCTAATGCAACGCCAGTAGCTACCACTAATTCAACTCCTCCATGGGACGATGAACCAGCCTCAACAACTGAAGAGATTAAAGTTCCTGTCACAACTCCGGCCAAATCTAATGCCAATGATATTTTAGCATTGATTCGTAGTCGTCAGAACAAGCCTGCCTAATTAATTAGGTCACGTACCCAGAGAAATCTGGGTACTACTTATCTGGAGAACAATCATGACTTTACCTGATGAGCGATTTCGCGCTTTAAAGTACAGTAAAAAATTATTAGAAGAATTATGCGATCCTGGAAAAACTCCTAGAGTTCCTGGTATCGTTAGAGAACGAGCACGTGGTGTACTAAGACATTATCCAACCGATTATGATCTTGAACGAATGGCTAATTCTTGTCCGGAACTACTTGACACAGAAAGCTTTTCACCGTATACTAATGGTAAGCAATTACATAAAGGAACATAATGAAAAAACCCTTTGATCTATCAAAGTTTAGAAAAGATATTACAAAGTCAATTGAAGGTATGAGTATTGGATTTCATGATCCAACAGATTGGATCAGTACTGGCAATTATGCATTAAACTATTTGATTAGTGGTGACTTTAACAAGGGTATTCCTCTTGGTAAAGTTACTGTATTTGCTGGTGAAAGTGGTGCCGGTAAATCATATATCTGTAGTGGAAATGTTATTAAAAATGCTCAAGCTCAAGGAATCTATGTTGTATTAATTGATAGTGAAAATGCACTTGACGAAAGTTGGTTATTGGCATTAGGTGTTGATACTAGTGAAGAAAAACTATTGAAATTAAACATGGCTATGGTTGATGATGTGGCTAAAACAATAGCTGTATTCATGAAAGATTATAAAGCATTGGAACCAGAAGATAGACCAAAAGTATTATTTGTAGTTGATTCATTGGGTATGTTAATGACACCAGTTCAAGTTAATCAATTTCAAGGTGGTGAAATGAAGGGTGATATGGGTCACAAACCTAAAGCTCTTAAATCATTGGTAACCAATTGTGTTAACATGTTTGGTAGTTTGAATGTAGGTATGATTTGTACTAATCATAGTTATGAATCACAAGATCCATATAGTCCCGATCCAAAGATCAGTGGTGGTAGTGGTTTCGTATATGCCAGTTCAATTGTAGTGGCAATGAAAAAACTCAAACTAAAAGAAGATGAGGCTGGTAATAAAGTTACTGATGTTCTTGGTATTCGTGCCGGATGTAAAATTATGAAAACTCGTTATGCCAAACCATTTGAAGATATTCAAATTCAGATTCCTTATGAAACTGGTATGAATCCATATAGTGGTTTCTTTGATCTTATTGAAAAACGTAGTATGATTAAGAAAGAAGGTAATCGTTATACTTATACTGATCTTAATGGTGAAGTTCACAAATACTTTCGTAAAGAATGGTCTAAGAATGAAAATGGTATTATGGATTTAGTAATGGATGAATTTGGTAAACAAGATCAGGTTATAAATACAATTATTGAGGAGGAAATTGAATAATGAGTTTAACATTAGTAGCCGAAATGTGGTCGGCAGTTAAAGAAAGCATCATTAGTAGTGATCGTTCAGTTGTTGCGGATAATGTCATTTCTCTGTTGATTGATCATGATATTGGCCCAGATGAAATTCGTAAAGCATTTCGTGGTGAGGGTGATATTATTGATGCATTAAAATATTATATGGATTCTGAAGATTGGTCTGATAGTGAAGAAGATGAATTGAATGAAGATCAATCTGATTTTTATGACGATGAATCTGATGAAGATGATGAAGACTGGTGAGTATGAATTGGTATACTAAGATTACTCAAAACTTAGCAAACTTGCCTGATTTTATTTCTCATTATGAAACTGAATTAAATCAGGCAAAATTTGATACTCATATCAAGGGTAGTATAGAAAAGAGTATAGCATATTTACCAGGAATTACAGAACAACGATTCAATCAACTTCAAGAAATTGAAGCAGTTCTTAATTATTTAAACATTCAACTTAGAAAATTACGTAGTCAGACATTTAAAAAATTTCTAGAGGCTTACAATAGAGCATTAACTAGTCGTGATGCTGAGCGTTATGTAGATGGAGAATCAGACATTATTGACATGGAAACATTATGTAATGAAGTTGCTTTACTACGTAACAAATGGCTTGGTATTATGAAAGCATTAGAAAGTAAAAACTTTATGATGGGCCATCTGGTTAGATTAAAAACTGCTGGTATGGAAGATTTCTCAATTTAAGGATCAATGATGTTCCCGTATATCGGTGGCAAGAAACAACATAGTAAATGGATTGACCCATTGTTCCCAACTGATTTTTCTACTTATGTAGAAGTATTTGGTGGGGCAATGTGGATGTATTGGCAAAGTGCTAAAACTTCTGTACAAACAAACGTATACAATGACTTTAATAGACATTTGGTTAATGTATTTCAGTGCTCAGCAACAGATCCAAAACATTATCATAAAGTATTGCAAAGTTATTATAAAGATGTGGGTGATGCCAAAATGTTCACACAATATCGTGATGATGTATTTTCTGTATATAACACTCAATTTGCTATTCCTGACTATGATCTAGCAGCCAAGTATATGTTGCTTCAAACTCAAATTTTCAGTGGTGGTATGGGTATTCATGAACGTAGTAACATCTATCATAATCCCAAATACAAGCCTAAGTTTTTTACCTACGCTGAGAAGTTTGAACAGAAAAAGTATCTGGACAAATTGGCAGTATTACAAACTGAAAACATGGATTGTCGTGATGTTATCAGAAAATATGACAGTTCAGATGCTTTCTTTTATGTTGATCCACCGTACTTTAATTTAGAAGATTACTATACTAAGAACAGTTTTGGTCGTGATGATCATATTGAATTATTGACTCAAATGAGTACTATGAAGGGTAAGTTTGCTCTAAGTTATTACTATTTCAAAGAACTTGAAGATATCATGCCAAGAGACAAATTTTACTGGCATGAACAAGTTACATATAGTAACAATGGATTAACCAAGGTTGATGGTGCTGTGAGAAAAGATGGTAAAAAGGCTAAAGGTGTCAGAACAAAACGAGTAGAAGTATTGATATTAAACTATACACCAGATTTAAAATCTGATATAATAACTAAATCAAAGATAAA